GCGGCATCGCAGTCCTGCGCGCGACCGTACCGTCTGATGATTATCTACTGAACTTTTTTATCAATTTTCTGCAAGCTAATGAAGATACTATGTATGACTGGCTCAACGCAGACACAGAAGAGGATGATTGGCAAGGAGATTTTGCGTGAATAATCCCACTTGGTCTAATCAAGACATTGACTTGGGTTTACCTTTTGAAATCCGCGACCACTTTCTAAAAAATGACCTAGTAGACAACGACATTTCCACGCATGATTGGTGTCCTCTTTGTGGCACTTACTGGTACGCGCACGCGGATGACTCCTGTGCAACTGAACGCTTACCCTACGCGTTGTTCAATGTCGGATTGGTCTATGTCCCGATTACTATTACTGGTAAACCCCATGAAATCCTAGTCTGGTATATCCGCTATCAAATCTACTCGCGTTACGGTACTATCATTGGCGATTATCAGATGGACGGTGAATGTGAGGGTTTGACTAAGGGAGATGTGCTGTACCACGTGACTGATGTACTGGATGGCTTGAACGCGGAACTGTTGGAGATGCGCATCGCGGGTGATACCTCTATCTTTTGGGATAGTACTTTGGAGTATGACAGTAAGTGGTAATTTGGCATATGCCAAAAATCTGAAAGGAATACACTCTAAATGAACAGTACCTATTGTTTCATTGTTAATGGTAATGAAGTTGTAGAGGGCGATAACATCGAAACTTATGGCTCTCTCCCTCAGTTACGCGCGGGTAAATACGATAAATGGTATCTGGCACCTGATGAAGATTATGCCACAAGCAAAGAAAAGGACTACTGGCAGGATATGGCCTGGCGTGACTCTGAAGAATTCGTCATGCTACTCGGTGGCGCAGAGGCAGTCATGGGCTACTGGCTGCGCGGTGAAACCGTTGAAGATGTGATTGACCAAATCATGTCTGAGCGTTGCGAATGGGGTGATGTGCATTATGTAGATAGCATGTCGGTTTATATTATGAAACAGCATCCTAATCTAAGTTGGGAAGATGTTTATATAGACGATAGTGACGAGCCAATTGAGGATGATGTGGTATGTCCCGATGATGCAGATGACGATATGATTGAACACATGGAAGATACTAACACAGCCCGCGCTCTCGCGCGTGGTTGGTGGGAACTGTGTCGGGACTTGGGTTATGAACCCGAAGTCGCGTATCGCGCGAATTAATTAATTAATACTTAATTAAGGAGTGAGTTATGGATAACTTTACTAAGGTTATTCGCCCTGGCACAACCACCACTTGGAATGGTCGTCGCATGAGTGTCTTTTGCACTATCGAATATCAAGACGGTAGGTTATCTATTACCGGTGTCGAAGGGCCATTGTCTAGCGGTAATTGTCTAGGTAGCTGTGGGCAGATTGAAACGAGTATGGATTTGACATACCTAGCCTGCTTTCACTTTGCGCCACATTGGAACAGGGATATGTTGAATGAATTTCTGTCTATCTGGCGCAGATGGCATCTAAATGATATGCGCGCGGGTACACCAGAACAAATGGCCTGCCTGGAAACGCATATCTATCAGCACTCTTATGGCGACCATTATCTGTGGGCGAAAAACATTTTGGCATATGCTAAATTAGACCCGGTAACGCTACCTGATGGGACAGAGTATTACTATGGCACGCGCTGGTTGTTTGAGCCTGTGCCAGAAGATGTACTGGCATTTCTGGTAAACCTGCCGGATGCGGATAAGAACTTGCCTGCGACTTGGAGGGATTGATGAAAAGCTACGCCAAGACTTTCTATGATGTGGAAATCGAAACCTACAGTGAATGGGGTGACACAGCCGAATACCCTAGTATTGATGTGCGCTGCCCTAATCTACGCGATTATTACAATGAAATTGATATCGCGTTGTTCTTAGAGACGCGCGTATCAGAGATTGATGCCGTTGCTGATGCAGTTTTCGACTATGAAGTAGCTCGTTTTTGGGAACACGCTCAAGTCATAGCTTGGGACATCTTTGGCCCTAATGTAGAAGTGCTTGCGCGCGGTCGCTCAGGCAGACATCTTTGTATCAGTGGTCTGCCTGAAATCTTTTTGTGGAAGAAACGGCAAACCGCGAAATGGCAGAAGTTTGTCAAGATAATTGAAAATATCATTAATAGTTATACTGAATTAGAGGAAGCCGCACAGTTGGTCGCGGCTTATCTGGAGACTAAAGCACTGGAGAAAGTGAAGGTCTAACATGCCTACTACCTACAAGGAACTTGCCGCATATCTCGGCAATAAGTCCGAACGACCCTACGGCAACAATACGCGTATCAGGCGCGACGACGATGCTATTGTCATTCGTTTGCACGCCACGGATATCTTGACCTGGACTCCTGAAAGCGTCACGCTCAATAACGGCGGCTGGTATTCTAACACCACTAAGGCGCGCATGCAGGACTCCTTGCCTCCTAGCTGGCGACTGTATCAAGAGTCAGGAAGTTGGTCACTATTGAATCATGCTAACGGTGAGACATACGCGTATATCAATGGCATGACCATCAATCTTGGCTCAGAAGTGGATACCGTGGATTATCATGGCGCAGAACCACCCATGACAAAAGAAACGGTCAAAAAGTTGACCAAGCAAATCAACGCGTACGCGCAGGGTTACGCGGAAGCTCTCGCGCGCGGTGAAGTACCCGCACCTGACGAGGGTGACTGTCTCGCGTGTGCCTTTCATTGGGAGGGCACTGACCATCTATTGTCGCACATGGAAGAGAACTACTATGTGCCTGGTCTACTGAATAACGCGTGGAACTTCTATGATAATCAGGGCTTGTCTGATTGGCAAGCTGATATTCTCACACGCGATGTCTCTAAGCTTCTGCGCAAGTATCTGCGCCAGCAATTGGGCTTGGCTTGAATTTGGCATATGCCAAATTAGCAAAAGGAGTTCTATGGCTGATATCTACTACTTCCTAATCGGTATTGCGCGCCAGGGCGCGCAAGTCCTGGTTTTAGATGACCAAGAATTAGCTTTTGATTTACTCGCCGCGGGTCGCGTTGGGCGACTCGCTTTCATCTGGAGTTATCATGCGCAAACTACTCATTGTCTGGTGGACTATCTGGCTCGTTTTCTTTTCCGCCATGCCCGTTGGGGTGGTGGACGCGGCCCCTATCTTGGAGCCAAATAACAGTCCGGTTATCGGCGGTGGAGGCGTTGACTCAAAAGGTCAAATGTGGGTCAACGTAACGGCACCCAATGGTGGACCCCTCAAGGGCACGCAAATGGCTAACTTGCTCGCGTATTTTCGCGGCAAGGGTTTTCAACCGACTAGTTGGCGACCGACCTATGACCAATCTAGAGGCATTTGGGTTATGGTCTTTGTGACTATCAAGGCGACGGGTGTGCCGCAGATTGTTTGTAAATGGGATGCCGCGAGTAACTGTCTGCGGCGAGTTGATAATTGGAAACCTTGTTCTAAGCAGACTATTTGTATAGAGCGCGGTTAATTAGTAGACCAGGGTTAATTAACTTAATTAACCCTGGTCTACTTTTTGGCATATGCCAAATTTTGAAATTGTTTTTAGAAAGGAAGTGACACATGGCAAACAAAGTCATCTGTCCTGAATGCGGTCGCGACATGCGACTTATCGGTGGCAAGAATGGCGATTTCTACGGCTGCACGGGTTATCCCGATAAGTGTCGCAAGACGCTCTCGCGCGATATGGCTCGCGCGTATACACAGATTGACCCACAAGAACTCGAAAGCATGAAAACCAGTTTTCGACCTTCGCATTATCAACAAGCTCTCTTTGATGCGATTGAAGGCATTGATCAACGTCCTAAGCGTCATATTGTGATTGACGCTAAAGCAGGCAGTGGCAAAACGACTTCCATCGTGCAGGGTGTCTTGCGTATTCCCAATCGCGCACAGCAAAAAGTTGCCTTTGTCGCGTTCAATAATAACGTCGTAGATACCTTGCGCGACCGCTTGCCACCAGATTGCGATATTTCCACAACCCACAGTGCCGCCTTCAAGGATGTACAGCGCCATCTTGGTTTTGTGCCTAAAATTGACAGATATAAAGTCAATGCTATTGCAGAGCGTTTTCTGCCTAAGCACCTAACCAATGTGGCTGCGGAGCTAGTGGATAAAGTTAAGAATACTCTCGCGCCAACCGACGAATTAACCCTGGAAGCTGTCTGCGACAAATACGACTTGGACATTACTAAAGAGATGTCTGAGGATGCCAGTGAAGCCGAAATTGCTGAAGCCAAGGCGCGTGTTTACGCGGCTGTACCGCGAATTTTAGAAATCAACGCCGCAGAAACTTCTACGGTGGATTTCACGGATATGCTTTGGTTGCCAGTTTACAATAACTGGCCGATTCGTAAATTAGACTGGCTCTTGGCTGACGAAGTGCAAGATTGGAATCGTGGTCAAATCGAGTGGGGCTTGCGCGCGGGTAGTAGTGGTCATCTGGTAGCCGTGGGCGATCCAGACCAGTCCATCTACGGCTGGCGTGGCGCAGACACCAGCGCGATGGATAATCTAACGCGCAGTCTGGATGCTGATGTTTTACCATTGTCAATTTGTTATCGTTGCCCGACGTCACATATCGAACTGGCACAGCAAATTGTACCTGAAATCGAAGCTGCGCCTAACGCTAAGCCAGGTGTTCTAGGCTGGATGGGAATGCATGAATTGACTTACCATCCCCAACATCCCGTACCGGGTGACTTGATTCTCTGTCGTGTCAATGCGCCATTGATCAAGTATGCATACGCGTTTCTACGTGAGAATCTACCAGTTACAATTCGAGGCCGCGATATCGGAGAGGGTCTACTGGCTCTTATCAAAAAACTCAAGGCTGATTCGCTAGACGAACTAGCATTCAAGGCGCGCGCGTATTACGAAAAAGAATATGCTAAATTAATGAAAAATGATAAAGAAGGTCGCGCTAATGCCTTGACTGACCGCATTGATACTCTACTGGCTTTGATTGAAGGCGTTGATAGTCTGCATCAACTGATTTATCGGATTGATACTCTGTTTCCGCGACAAAAGGATTCTCAGAGTATCGTCTTATCTACGGTACATCGCGCGAAAGGTGACGAAGCACGTCGCGTGTTTATCCTGCGTCCTGATTTGATTCCCCATCCGCGCGCGCATACCGAAGATCAGATTCGCGGCGAAAAATGTGTCAAATATGTCGCACTCACCAGGGCTAAAGAAGAACTCTGGTTTGTAGAAAGGTCGTAAAAACGTAAGGAAGGTGATTTATGACTATTATCTTTAACGAAGATCATGTCAAGCACGCACTCGAACTACTGACCCACATGGGTGGTGGTATCACATTCTGTGATTTTCCTACCAAGCACAGGGATTATCAGGTCAGTTTTGAGGATACTGATACAGATCAAGAACTGGTTATCTGTGCTAAGTGCTTGGAATGGCAATTGAAACAAGTGGTAATTGGAGAAAGTTGATCGAAGCTATTTAGTATATGCCAAATTAGAAAGGACAACTATGCGCCCAATAACCCATCTCTTACCTCTGATTGGCGTTATCGCGCGCGACCGCGACCACCGTCCGACCAAGCTGCATGTACCAGGCTCAGATGGCAAACACTATGATGTCCTGGTACGTCGTTCGCGTAAATTATACGAAGTTGAATGTCTCTTATCCGTCACTGGTACTTCACAGGAATCCTGTCCTGGCAATCTACACGGCATCTGTTATCACACACGCGCCGCGGTTGCTAAATGCGCGCTGGAACAGGGCTACAAGCATGTGTCCTTTTGTAGAACAGAACAGGACGCGCAGCGGATTCAGAACCTCACCCATGGCCGCGTAACGCGGGTTGCCTCGCGCCAATCAGGTGTGGTAATGTGGTTAGTGTACAGATGATAATTGTTTTTTTAGAAAGGATTAACCAATGGGTACTGTAATTTTGGACGACTTACCAGATACTTATGATTTCGATGTAGTCGAGCCGGTGGTACAACCGCCGACCATTTCCGACCTGCTCCTGCAAGAAGCCGCTCAAGCTGAGGATTGGCTGTTCCGCGGTGAGATTCTAACTCTTTACAAGTGGTATGACATTTTCAATACTGTGATGTTCACGGACGCACCGCTACCTCTACCCGTGATTGGTTTTGCGGGGATGAATAAGAAAACCCTCGCACGTTATAACATCGCGCGTAATGAGATTGGGTTGCGGAATTACATTTCGTTCAATGAAAAACACTTTAATACCGCGGTGGGCGCGTGGGCTTACGGTCTGTGGAGCCAACTCGAATCTCTGCTCCACGAAATGGTCCACGCGTGGCAGCAGACCTATGGCATAGATAAACTGGATGTGGCTAAGATTACGGCCCGTTATACTCACAATCCAGAGTTCATCGCCAAGTGTGAATTCTTCGGCTTGCATCCGCGCCCGCGCGTCGGCTCGCATATGCGTGTTGCGGATGGTTGGTTTGCGGACCTGATGGCTGAGTATGGCATCCCTGCGCCAGAGGGTGTCCCGACTGAAGTTGTGGGTAAGCAGAACTGGTGGCAGATGGAAAAGTCCTGGAAAACTTCTAATCGCGCGCACAAGTGGCAGTGTCCTTGCGGGCAAATCGTACGCGTAACTAAGGCTGATTTTCCAGGCTGTATTTGTATATCTTGTGGCGAGGCTTTTGTAGATATGACCGCGCTGGAGAGCGCAGAAAGCAGTTATGATGAACCAACCGAAGACACTCCTGACGGGAGTTAAGTTTGAGACGCGTACTGAAGAACGCGTTGAGCGTGTCGTGGGTTTACGTTATCCTTATGGTGACGCGATTATGCGCGCGCGGATGACTGTCTATTTGCCACTCCTTCGTGGTAGAGTAGAAATTTGGGAGAATCACGAATGGCGTTTGATTTCAGATAATTTCAATGGCAGTGGAAACAATGTCGAAGAAGTTTTCAACCAAATGCTCAAGGTCGCGACGGGCTTTTGTGGCTAGATAAACTTTCTCTATTATAAGATTTGACTCTATATAGAAAAAGTTTACAGGGAGAGATTATGACATATGGTTTAGTCTTTACTTTTCATACTGAATATCTCGCGATTACCTATCGCACCGCGACGGAAGCTGAGACTATTCGCGTGTCCTATGATGGCACAGGGATTGATGCCTCGACTGGCGCGAGTCTTTTCTGGAGCCTGAGCTTGTTATCACCGACGCTAACTGATGTAGTGCGCGATTATGATAACTGGCAAGTCAGGCTTTTTCCCTTGGAGCTATGATGTTAGTGGATTTTGTGATTAGTTGTATTGTGATATTGGTTATCATAGGGGCCGTACTGGGTTTGTTGAACGCTGTTCTGTCGATTCTGCTGGATATCTTAGATATCTTCAATCCTAAACTGTGAGGTTGCACATGGATGCTGCAAAACGCCGTGAAATCTCATCTCTAGGTGGTCAAGCCGTAGTCGAAAAATACGGTAAAGCTTATATGGCCGAACTAGGCCGCAGAGGTTTAGAAGGCTTAGCTGAGAAGTATTTTCAGGGCAATCGAGAAGCCGCGCTGGAATGGTTAGGTCAATGTGGCGCATACGCGTATGACACACAATTTCGGGAACGCGGCTGGGGCGTGATGCCCCAACCGCCTAAATTGAAAGGTTAGGAAAATGTTTCATAACGAATCAGCCAAACGAGCCAATAGTATCGGTGAGCAGTTGAAGAATATTATTGACGGGATTAATGCAGGTAATAAGTTAGACGAATCTCTGGTTGCACTAACACTAATGATTACGCGCTTGGCGTTGAGTATAATGGCAGAAGAACTGGAATCCGCGACTCACTGCCCTGCTTGTCATGCAGAACTCCATCGCGCGTGTTCTAACTGTGATACTTGGGACTTCAATCGTGAGTGATAGACTGGCGGATACTATTGCCCGCTTGAAGGCTGAGGGTCTACCCCGCGCGGTGGACTTCAAGCCCTCTTCGCCACAGCTGACTGAATTTCGCGAAGTCTTACATGGACAGATTACCAATCTGCCCTTTGGCAGTCTGGTAACGCGACAAACGTTGCGCGCGCTATCTATGGTCAGTGCAGGTGTCTTGCGCGAACTGCTACAGTGGGCAGTTAGTGAGGACTGGAGCGCCAAGCCACAACACAAGACGATTGTCAGGGAGAAGCTGTGGCGCGCGTATATGAAAGGACTGTATCGCTGATGAATCCTAATGCCTATATCTGGCGCGACGCTCACGACCGCAGTATATTGCATATTGCCGATAGTAATATATCGGTCTGGTTCAGTTTACCCGAAGAAGGTATCTGGTCACTCTTTGGTCAAGAGCTTTATAAACGCGCGCGCGAGGCTGTCACGACTGAACCCATGCCAGTTTATCTACAGTTGGTCTTGACGCAATAATTGTTTTTGGCATATGCCAAATCAAGAAAGGTAAATCAAATAACATGATTACACATTGTGATTGTCACAACGCTTTTCAGGACGCGCGTTACGGTACAGGTATGCGCGTGCATAATTGGGCACCCAAAGCTCTAGGTGGCGCGGGTGGCTACCGCTGTACGGTCTGCCAGAAAATCAAAGCTGGCCCTAAGCCAGCTACTGAAGTTACCAAAGCGAAGAAATAGTTTACTGTTTCCAGCGTGAAGTTCTAGGTGGCCTGCTAACTGTCCAGCGTGACTTAGCCAGGCCACCTTCCGCTTCTGTCTGCCCCAAGCGTTTGAGTTCATACATAGACTCATCTTCTAGCGCGCCAGTGGGCAGAGCAAAGGTCATCGCGAGACTATCCGCGGTATCTGGTGAACGCCCTAAACGCGCGCGAATATCATCCTTACTCTCTAGCAGAATCCGGCCATACATATCTGGCGCAAACTTGGGCATAATCAAATCAGCTTGTAGACGCGGGTCATTCGGGATGGCAAGCTTGCCTTCGCGCAGTAGTTCACGTACTTTCCACCAACACTCCGCGCGCAGATTGGCAAAACGCTTCTTCTGTACGGCTGAGCGCGCGAAGTTGACCGCCACAACTGGTAAACCCATGACTCTGGCTCTGTCGGTTGCTCCCGCGCCTGATCCCACGTCATCAATATAGACTTTACTGGCATGAAACTCACGCGTCTGCAACGCTAACCACTCAGTAATCTGCTGCGTATCCTGGCCGCGTAGCCGCGTGAGATGCGTCACCTGCATACCCTGACGCACACATAATGAGTTATCATCGCCGTTGCGTGGCGCAGGGTCCAGGCCAATGACGACTTCACTGCCGCGTTCGTTTAGCACGCGTTCCTGTGCGGCAAGCACCCAACTGAGTTTGATAAGCTGGTCCTCAGCCTGCTCAGGTGGGATACCCAAAACCTTAGCCTGGAAGATGGGCATCGGTTCGTAATATTTATCAATCCAGGGCAGATGCACCGCGTTGGGTGTACCCGGCGCAACTTCAGTCGCCCATTCCTTAGCGCGTTCTTCCACCCAAGAGCGCGTGACCGCACCAGGAATAACCTCGTGCCCCTCTTTGACATTGGGATGGTCAAAAGCGGAGATACGAATATGGTGCCAGGATGGATTCAGGGTCGCGTCATAAAATGGCCCCGCTTGTTCAACGGGGTTGCCAATCGCGAGGATGCGGCACTGGTCGCCTACTGCGAGGCCATTGACGCTATCCCAAATGGCTTTTGGTAAACCCGCAGCTTCATCCATAATGACCAGCATACGCGGGCCGTGGAAGCCTTGTAGAGTTGAGATAGTATCGCCATCGCGTCCGGTGTCTTTTTTAGGTGAAAGACCAATGGCATAATGGTCGGAAGCGATTTCCCAACGGGGTGTCTCAAAGACTTGACCGGGTAAGTTAGCCTTACGCGCCGCGGTACGCATATACCGCCAGATGATGTTGGCAACCTGATTGAAGGTATTGCCACTCCAGATGTATTTGCCATTACGCCTGACTAACACGATACCAGATGGCACTGAAACACAGTATACGTAACCGGAATATGGTTGCTTGTACCAACCAGGACATAAATTAGTTCTATTTTGATGCTTTATCCGATTTATGGCAACTGGAAATTCACCACGTTTTTTCCAGAAACCAACTTGGTACATGTCTTGATTTTTATAGACATGCCCATTGACTGCTGTATCAAGTACAGTATGATTCACATTGGCTATGATGCCACATTTCAAAGCCAATACCTGTAAATCACCAGCTAATTCACGGTTGCAGGAATAGAGACGCGTGCTGCCATTCTTATCCGTACCACCATCGCCCATTTCAAAACCGCGCAAGAACGCTTTGATAATAGGCGTTTCAGCATTACTAATAATATCTGGCACGCGCTTGGTATGAGAGTTACCGTACACCACGAATTCGGTTGCCATTTCCAGGCTATTGATAGTATAGTCATAGCAACCAGGATTTTGATGTTTTTCTTGCTTTTTAGCTCTTTTCTCCAATCCAACTCTCTCTAGTAAATCTTCGATGTATTGGGTATTTCTACCTGTTACCGTAACGCGATAATGCCTTCTAACTGGTTCTACCTGAGCATAACCTTCGGCAAACCAGAAACCTAAGAACTCAGCCCAATTTTCATCAATACCAGTATCTTCACCTTGCCAACCAGCTATTTTTCTAAATCTACCGTTTTTGCCATAAATTTCACTGGCAGCATAAACATCATTTCTGAATTCTTTGCGCCAGATAGTTCTATCAAAGAGACAGCGATGGTTAGGCGTAACCAGGAAATCAACTAGCTGACTCTTGAATCCAATCATTTCTCCTTCATATGGAAATTCCACTATGCCAGTGGGCTGTACGTACTCTAGATTGTCATTATTTAGTTGCGCTACCTTATCAGTTATAGATAAATCTTTGAATAATTTCCAACCTGAATCGGTTAGAATTTCAGTTTGATCATCATAGCAAGGAGCAACCGTAATAACGATAGATGGACTATGAACCGTGAGAAACCAGCACGCGAGCGCACTAGCTGACACGCTTTTACCCGTTCCGAAGGAACTCTCTACCACGGTGTTGTGGTTCTTCTCAACTGAGTGACAAATCTCAGCCAGTTTATCCCACATCGCATACCCCAGGGTATCGCGCATGAACTCAACCGGGTCAGTGGGAAAACCCTTACTTTCAGTCTGCTCTTGATAACCCGCGATACCCTGCTGCCAATCGGGAGTAGACTGTAATAGTTGCGCAATCGTCTCCGCGGGCAGAAAAGGCATGAGTTTGAGTAAATCTTCCTGCGAGGCATTTTTCTTCTTGTTACGACCCGCGTTAGTCGCGACCTTCTCCGTCACCGGCGCAGCCACATGCGCAGATACTTTCTGCGCTTCAGCGACTTGTGCCGCTTTAGCCGCGCGGACTTGATCGCGCGCGAGAGCTTTCTTTTCTAGCAGCGTAGGTAACGGGGTGCCATCCTCTGCTACAGTCTTACGGGGTGGACTAGCGCGTTTCATTAACCACCGTGTACTCACCCTCAATCGTCTCACTGTTTTGTAACAGACGTTTTTGGGTCATCAANNTGCATCGCGGAGAGGTTGAAAATCTGTGGAATAGACTTAGCTTGCAGTTCTGACGCGATGCGCGCGAGGTTTGCAGCTTCGCCAGGTGAAAGTTCTAGGGCTTCATCATCAATGTTGTCCAGGGCGCGGTTAGCCTTCTTACGTAACCGTGCACCGATTTCGTAATCCTGCTCACGCCATTCCCAATCACGCTCAGCCCAATTAACATAGCGACTTTTTAGTTCCGCAATATCTCTGGCTGCGGCGCGTTCAGCCCAGCGGTATTCATCGGCAGTGCGCGAGAAACTGGATGATACCTGCCCACCTTCACGCGCGGTACCTTTAGTCCACTCACGCCAGGCTTTTCTGTAGGTGCGGTCGATGGGGCGTAAATTGGCATATACCAAAAACGCGGCATAGTCGCCCGCAGGTTCGCCTGCGGCCTCTTGCCATTCCCAAATCGGGTCGGTAAATTCAAGTTCTTCTCGTTGCGTCATTTCACTAATCTTATCTATAATCCTTTACAGGAGTTAGCAATGCTTTTTATTGTACGTCGCAAATCTATAGTTAAAGCCCTAGCTGCCTACTGTGGCGGTAACTGGACTTATGCGCCGGATATCCACCAATGGATATGCGATGATGGTCGTTATGTTTGTCGCGTGGCTTGCTCGTTACACGATGACGTATGTAACTGTCAGCCGCGCTATTGTCTTTATAGTAATGACCAGACCCCACAATGGATTTACTTTATTTTTGCGTGAGTCGTTCCATCACTTTCGCGGCCATCTCTAAATTATCGAAACCGGTCATGCTGTTTGTTTCAGCGTCGAAGATAATCGCAATCGCGGTACTGGTATTCGGTTTGGGATAACCGTTCTGGCGCGCATAACTGTCTACGCGCTTATAGGAACCACACAGACCCGCAATACCATTACAGCCTGCCACGTTGAAGGTTCTGACGACGCCGCTGCGATGGGTATGCGCGCCCACACCCCACACAAAGTCCTGGTCAAAGCGCGCAGCCTTCTCAATGCCATGGGTGTCATTGATTTCCGACCGCCCGCGCCAATTATGCCGCAAACGGCCTGCAAAATCAACCCCCTTGACGCGTAAGGTTACGCGACAGTCATACGCGTCATGCAGGATGGTCGGTGTAATGTCCTTGATGAGTTCGCGCTGCCAATTCATGCCCGTCATCAACATCGTCCAGAGGTCATGATTGCCATCCACGGCTAACCGCCACTTAGGAGCCAATCTCTGCATGTACTGTTTGCCGAGAATGATTTCTTCTTGAATTGACATGGGGGTGTCAAAGCGAATGGCGCGCATCTTCTCCAGAATGAAATTGTCAAACATATCACCTACGGTCGCGACGATGGTCTGCGGCATCTCTGCGATAATATCCGCTTCCGTAAACGCGCGGGCTACATCGGTGCCTGCGTTGCCAAAATGTTGGTCTGCAACATACACCACACAGGCGGGTGAAAAATCCAGAGTTACAATCTGGTCATGCCTGCGCGCGTCTAACTGATTACTATACCGATACGCGCTGAGAGCCTTATCTAAAATAGCCTGTTCGTCCAAGGGTTCGTTGAGTGTCACCCCCTGGATACTAATATCTGGCGCAACCTCTTGAGTGACCTGTTGTGCCAGATAGGTATCGCGCGCCTGTTGCGCTTCCTCTAAGGTTTTATAAGTACCAAGATGGCGTCTATTGATGCGCAGACGATAATTACCACTATCACGTCGTTCGATATGCCTAAGCGGTGCGTCCTGTAGGCCGCTGGCCGGTGCCATTGGTTGGGCTGGACTGGACATTAGAATTAGACCTCGATGCAGCCGCGGTGCTCTGCGGGTTGATGGGTTGGTCAATAATAGTTTGGGCAGTCGGAAGATTAATTTCCGTGCCGGTTTCAGCCTCAATCGCGAGTTCCAATTGTTCAATTAGGGGGCCAAGGAATGCGACGAGTTGTTCATCAGTCATGGTTTCGTAGGTAGGCAATTCTTTAATCGCGAGCAGGACACGGCGCAGGACTAAGGCTGTGTCCATCGCGCTACGTACCGGGGCTTTGACTTTCTCGCCTTCTGGTTCTTTGTGTTCTGGTAGACGCGCCATTTGGCGCAGGTGGCGTTCCAGTTCAGGATCAGGGCTGATGACTTCGCGGCCCACCAACTGATTGACGAAGGTTGCGATAGTCGCGAGGTCAGGAATCCCTACTTCGGAGGGCTGGACTTTGGGCAGACCTGTGATATCAGGAAAAACGTTGTAGCGTAAGAGGCGTGGAATCGCGATGCGATTGATGACATCCGCGATCTTCTGGAGCCACGCGATAATCGCGAGGACAAATAAATCATTTTGACTTCTGGCTAACGCATAACTACCAATGCGATCCATGCCGAGCATGATGAATTGCGCGAGCACTGAAAGAGCTTTACGTCGATCCAGACGTTCGATAATCGCACCGACATCATGCGCGCGAGCGCCCCCTGCGGAAAGGAGTTCAATGAGCATACCTTGACCTTCCGCGGCATGGCCCATCTTAGGATGTGGCACGACGATCCCGGCCTGTTCATCGTTGCGCAGGTTGACAACTAAATCCTTAGCCAGTTCAAAGTCGGAGTTAGGGCCGGATGTGGTGCAGTCGTTACCGAGATAAACGACAGGGATACCCGCGAGGTCGCGTTCAACGCCAATACCTTCGATTTCCTGAAAATTCTTAGTAAAATAATATGCGGTGTACATGGCCCGATGGACTGGACGACCCCACGGCGTTCCAGCGGGAACGACTGTAGTACGAAAGATGAGTAAGCGTTCAATGGGAATAAATTGGGGACCATCGTCGGTCCATTGATTGATACCTTCAATGCCGCCTTGTTTATCGAGTACAAATTCATCACCGGAGACTAAGGTTTCCACGGGCCGCGGTGCCCACTTACGCCAACCAATGCGTCCGTCACTGTAATCTGAAGGACTGGCCCCTGGTACATCGGGTGGCTTGGGGCCAAGGCGTCGTTTGTAGACAATTTCCAGGGCCGTGACGCCTTGTTCCAGCATCAGTAGAATGTGGTCAAGCACATCGACCCACGGGCTGGACATATCAAAGAGTGCTTCCTGGACGAATTTGGCACATGCCAAATCTGCTTCACTTTCGCTGACAGGCGCGACCCGCCAAGTAGCCTGCTTCAAAGAGTTCTCAATAGCAAAGAAGGTCGCGGCAATCACCGGATCATTCAGGCGCATCTCGCGCAAGATTTTCCAACGTGAGCTAGAACCAATCGCGAGTTCGCGCAACGGTTCTTCATCATCTTGCAGCCAACGCGAATAACCGCTTTGACCTAACTCATTGAAATGCGGACGCTCGACCGGCGCAGTCGCGGCAGGCTGTGTTAGCATAGACTCAATGGCTTTGCGATCATAGCGGCGTTGATTGCCAGGGGTGCGCGCGGGCTTGAGTTTGCCATCGTTTTCCCAGCGCAAGAGACTACCGCGCGAGAAACCATAGAGTTGTTCGACTTGCGAGGCGGTGAGTAATTGTTCGGGTACAGGCATGTGACCTCATAACAAAAGCGGGAGAGGCATGACAACCTCTCCCGCGGCAGACTAATCAGATGCGCTCAGATGTAAAATAGATTGGGTCAGTTCCACTCTCCTTTCACTAGATCAACAGCGCAACGAAAGCAATTTGGTTTCAGATGCACCTCCTTAGTTAGCGGATAGCTCCATCAAGGTGGATGATTGAGCAAAGTGTACTATCCTGCTGTAGTA